GACTTTCTTCTCCAAGCATTTGAGCGATTCCAAAAGCTGAACTTCCTTGCTGATTACTTGCGAGGTGGTCAAACCTGCTCTCACGGGTCCATAAATCGTGGAGGCAGAGCCACTCTCCTCCTCTCCAACCAAACGCAACCCACGCGTATTGCTTTGCCAGTTTTCTGTTCTCATTCTTCTCCTCCCACGTAGCCTTCGTCCTGCTGATTTCTGTGGGTTTGTTGCTGGGTAGATGTAACTGACCTGCTGGGTGAGCCAGCACTATCCATAGTGCTAGCCCTCCCGCCAGTAATATCACTCCACGCTTTACCGCTAGCCTCATCAGATAGCCTTTCTTCTTCCAAGATCTCCTTGAATTGGTCGGGGTGGTGCTTGGCTAGGCGTGTCATAGCTCGCCCTCGTGCTCGCTGATAGTTGCGTAGCCATACGGCTCGCTTCTCAGCACTAGCCTTGCGTCTATCTAGGTTCATTGAGCTTATCCTCCCAGCAAATGAGAATATAAGCAAGGCAACAGATAACGATTACGCCTAAGAATATCATCGCGCCCACTCTTTCTTGGACTTGGGGTAATACTCCTCCCTCTCACTCACCAGCAGGGAGAGCAATAGGTTCGTCACTTCTATCTTATCGGTGACGAGGACGGGTTCCTCTATGTCCTCCTCGTTCCATACTGATACAAAGATAGAGTTGTTGAAGCCCTTGCGAAACCACTTGATAGCCTCACTCGCGCTCGCCCCTCCCCATTCAATGTCACCCTTGTAGTTCATTACCTCATAGAAATTGATGAGCTTCACTTGTTCTCCTCCACTTTCTTTACTCGATAAGGCTCGTCTATCACTAACACTTCGGGATATACCCATTCATTCGGGTCGCTATCGCACTCCAGCTCTAGCGTTATCGTGTATGTCTTAGCCATTCTTCTTCTCCTCTTGATAGTTGATTAGGTTGAGTTGGTTCAAGGCATTCACCATACGGATCAGGTTATCTCCTGCTGTCTTGCTGTCTCCCTCTGTCATAGCCTCGACTGCTAACTTCTGACATAGGTCTGCCTTTGCTTGATAGTATTCTTTAGTTGGCTTAGTCATTTCCCTCTCCTTCATCTAGTTTTCTTGATTAGGTCATTATTATTTTTGATGTACAAACTAAAAGCTAATCTCCAAGAGTGGAAAGCCCACCCATTCTTTGTTCTGTAGTAAGTAACCTCAAACAGGGAGGAACCGTACCTAACATAGTCAATAACCTTTGTAGTAATAATTGATGTTTTGTAAATCTTGCCTTCAGTAGGGCCATTTAGGGCAATCATTTTATATCAATCCCTCTCGTAACATAATTGCTGCAAACTTGATATCAGTTGAGGTTATAACTCCGTGAACCTCTAACCCACCGCAGTAGATACAATGAAAGCCCCACTCCATATCATAGGTTCCTTGATCAATGTCAAACATATTATCGCAATCTGTACACTTCCATTTAGCCACGAAACTCCTCCTCCATTTTGATTAGGTCATCTATTTCAGGTGAGTAGGGCACTCTCTCCCCCACTCTGTCATCATCACAAATCGCGCCGTGAGGCACGAGGGTATTACTTATGCCACCGCCACACACTCCACACTTAGGCATTGACTCCCTCTTTCTCCCAGTCTTGTAGTTCTCCACTCACATAGCAGACATCTACCTCAACAGTCCAAGCGTAAGAGTTGTCCATTTGATCGAGTTTCTCCTTCGCTTCCTCCTCCGAATTGGCTCGGAGGTAGTAGATTTCCGTCTTGCGTAGTCCATACTCACGCATTAGCCTTTCTCCCTTCTCGTAATACCTGCTCGGTCTGTTCGTCTATTGTTTCTCTGATGTAGTCAATTTCGGGCATAGTTGTATTCTCTACCCTGCTCACGATCTCCCCCCATTGTTGGTCGGTAATCTCCTGCTCGTGATGTTCCTCTGTTGTTTCCTTGTCGAAATACAGCACTAAAATCTCGTCCTCTTGCCCGTAGATTTCTAGTTGCTTCATTAGTTCCTTGACCTTCACTTGTTGCCCTCTCTCTCTTGTTGTTGTTCTATATCTTTATCCATACCGCAGTCATCACACATCACTATTCCGTTAGGTGGGTAATTCTCCCCGCACACTAGGCAGATATCGCTCATCTCTTGCCCTCTCTTCCTATCTTGCTCATTAGGTAAAGCCCTAGCCCTATCGCTAGGCAATAGACCAGCACTTGCCCTAGCCCATTCGTCCAGCTCGTTGATACCTCAAACACGAGCCACCTCCGCCTTCAATTCAAGGACACGGCGAGCGATAAGGTCGAAAGGTGTCGAGCCCTGCCCCTGTAACATTTGAGCAATAAAGAGGGAAGCGGTGTCGCTAATCTTCTCCTCTACCAATTCCACGACTTGCGCGGTTAGTGTCTCCCACTCCTCCCGCAAATTATCGGAGATAGTGGCTACCTCCTCGCCCTCTTGCTCTAGTAGTGAGCGATAAGTCTCGTAATCATTCTCTGCCACTAATAGCCAATCATTAGCGAATTGTTCAGCGTAACTTGTTACTGTTTCCATTCTCTTATCCTTTCGTGGGGTCTTACTCTAAGACCTCCCCTCCCCACTAGGCTAGTCTAACCTAGTGGGAAAGGCAAGCATTAGGCGCGTTCAATTATGTCGCGGTCTAGCCCTGCGAACGAGACGCTATCCACAATTTCCCCCTCCTCATCTATCCACACTTGAACAAAGAATGGCTCACTATGCCAGCCGTTCGCCTTCGCTATCCCTGCCCACAGTTCGCGCTTCTGTTCGATCGAGTTCATTACTTGCCCTCCCTTGCCTTGTGCTCTGCCCACACTTTCATCTCAAGAACTCCGTCGAGTATTTCCTCGATAAAGTTCTCAACGCGCCCCTCTACTTCTTCGGTGACCGCGTTCCATTCTTCCTCTGTGAGGGGTTGTCCGAAGCGTTCTTCTACCGCCTCGCGGTTGATTAGCCACTCGCTCATTATGCGCCCTCCTCTTCTGTCATAAACTCTGTCCAGATGTCGGTTTCTACTACGCCCTCATATACATCTGAAAGGTAGGCAAGGGCGTATCTAACGCCCGACTTGAAATCTTCTGTCTCGTTCATTATGCGTTCTCCTTGTTGCGGGCGATAAAGTCGCGTTTCGCTTCCTTGATATTGTGCCCGATATATCGGCGTTGGACGAGATAGCCCTCGATAATGGCGGAGAGGGTGAAGCCGTCCGTCTCGTGTAAATCTACGGCGATGTCTTTCGTGTTCATCTCTTATCCTTTCGGGGTTCGCTCATTCGGCTAGAACCTCCCCACCGCCCACCCGTGAGGGTGAGCGATAGGCAGACGCTAGAGTTCTAGGTCTATTGCTTCGCCGTGTCTAGTAATCGCCCTCTCTAATTTGTCGGTGTCGGCGAGGTCAATCTCTGGTAGTTCGGGGTTCTCTTCTGCTACGGCGCGGGCTAGGTCTGCTTCGGAGATAACGAAGAGGGTCATTCCCTCGCCCGATTCGGTGTCAATCTTCCACCAATCGCCGTTCTGATTTGCTACATAAAAAACGCTCATTAGTTCATCACCCCGCAAGCCACAAGAAAGCGGTGGCGGTCAAAGCGTGGATTTTCGTTTTCTAGTTTATCGGCGAGAGCACTAGCAAAGTGAGACTTGTAATCGCTATTATGCCACCACGCGGTGGCGATAGTTTCTGCCAGTAGTTCGTAGTCTTTGCGTGTCATTTCTTTGCCCCTTTTCGGTTCATTCGGCGGTGTTGCCGATAAGGAGAAAGATATACGAGGCTAGTCTAACCTGTCAAGGTGTGTTGTCGGTTATGACCAGTCAAACCTTTAGGGCGTAAAGTCTAGAGTTTAGGTTGAGACTTAGTTGAAAGTTCAACTATCGGGCGGGGGTGAGGGCTTGGCACTTAGACCGCGAGAGTGCTAACGGCGTGTATCGGTCTATCGGTGGCGGTTTATTATCTAGTGGCAGACAATATTATGGCGAGGCACAGGTGCCGAGGAGGCTATCGCCCCTTCCACCTTCCCCCACTTTCCCCCACTCTCTCGAATAGAGAGAGGCAGGGGTGGGGTAATGCCAGCAGAAAGACAAGGGCAACCCTAGGTGATAAAAGCAGGGGCAGGGATATGTATAGACCCACTCTAAATATCTCCACTAAAGTGAAGCTATTCTCGATCACTGTCCTAGTTTGTCCGTATTTATTAGTGACTTCCGTCACAAATAAAAGATTTATTGAACAAAAGCGGGAAACCGCTTTTTTTTCCTGCCTAATACAGTATAGACAGGTAGACAGGATGGCGTGAGTCTACCTGCTAGCTACGCTTACGCTACGCCCGATAAAGGGTGTAGCAGTCTTACCCCTCGCGTCGCTGTGGCTAGCTCGGGCGCCAAGCCCGAGATGGGCGCAAGCGGCGCCCCTTTTAGTGGGGTGTAATCTATCAAAAATACAGGAGCCTGCCATTACAGAAAACAGCGCTGATATAGCAAAGCGCATTATTCTAGAATGCGTAGCTCAGGGTATGAAGGTAGAAGATGCCTGCAAATCCGCTGGCAAGTCTATCAAGACCTACGAATACTACAGACGCTCCGATAAGGTCTTTGCAGATCGGATGGATAGAACCCGCCTAGGTTTACGCGGTCAATCCTTTATCGAAGAGCAGACCAAAGATTTAGACTTCGCGGCGTTCCGCCAGAAGTTCCTCAAGTCCAAGACCTTCCCACACCAGCAGAACCTGATAGATGTCATAGAGGGGCGTAGCCCCAGTTGGCACCATCCTGCGATGAAGTATGAAAAGGGTCTGGCAGATAACCGCATCCTTATCAACATTCCTCCTAACCACGCCAAGTCTATTACCGTCACCGTAGACTACGTAACCTGGAAGATTATTAATAACCCGAACTTTAGAGTTCTCATAGTTTCCCAAACCCAGCGTCTAGCCGCAGACTTCCTTTATGCTATCAAGCAGCGACTGACGCACCCGATGTACGAAGAACTACAGCAGGCTTACGCCGCTGGGGTTGGGTTCAAATCTAAGACGGCCTCCTGGCAGGCCACCCGCGTCACCTTCGGTGATGAACTCCGTGAGTCATCTGAGAAGGACCCCAACCTAGAAGCTGTAGGTATCGGCGGTCAGATTTACGGTAAGCGTGCCGATATGATCATTATCGATGACGCAGTTACCCTCTCGAATGCCAATGACTTTGAACGACAGATTAAGTGGCTCACTCAAGATGTACGAAGCCGTCTTAACCCGACAGGCAAGCTCATCGTTATCGGTACCCGCGTTGCAGCAGTAGACCTCTATAGAGAACTACGCTCACCTGATAGATACCCTGGTGGTTTGGTTCCTTGGACCTATCTGGCTATGCCAGCCCTACTTGAGCCTAATGAAGACCCTGACCAATGGAAGACCCTCTGGTCGCATTCTGATGCTCCATTTGATGGACAAGAAGAATCTGACAAGAACGAAGAAGGACTCTACCCCCGCTGGAACGGACGCAACCTTTACAATGAGCGTCAAGCGATGGATGCCTCTACCTGGGCTATGGTTTATCAGCAACAAGATATTTCAGATGATGCCATCTTTGATCCAGTCTGCGTGAAAGGTTCTATCGATGGAATGCGAAAAGCAGGTCGATTGGTGCCTGGCAGTCCAGGTCATCCCAAAGACCTCAACGGTTTCAGTTTTGTTTGTGGACTGGACCCAGCAATGGTCGGAGACACAGCGGCAATCTGCTATGCGGTTGATAGGATTTCTCATAAGCGCTACATTGTGGACGCTATCAAGATTACGCGTCCTACGCCTGCACAAATCAGGCAGCTCATTACCGATTGGACTAACGTATATGCACCTGCGGAATGGATCGTCGAGCGTAATGCCTTTCAATCTTTTCTCACGCAAGATGAGGGAATTAGGCAATTCCTTGCATCCAAAGGAACTATCCTAAGAGAGCACCACACTGGTAACAATAAGTGGGATGCAGGCTTCGGTGTGGCATCTATGTCCACCCTCTTTGGTACTAAGCAGGCAGATGGTAAGCATCATCGAGATAATCTGATGCACCTACCTTCAGATCAGACAGAGAATATCAAGGCTTTAATAGAGCAACTTATTACTTGGTCACCTACCACTAAAGGTAAGACCGATATGGTGATGGCTCTCTGGTTCTGCGAAATCAAAGTACGTGAGTGGCTCAACCAAGGTATCCACACCACCCACCATTTACGAAATCCATTTTTGTCCCGTTACGAACGGGGCAAGCGAGTAGTAGTCAACATAGATGAACTACTTGCAGAAAAAGACAGACAGTTCATCTAGGAGACATTATGCCAAAAGTAAAGAAGCAATCAGTATCTAAGGTGCAAGAAAAGGCTCGTACAGCCAGAGCATACGCTAATGACAAGTTTTATTCAGAGTATGCAACAGAACAAGCAGCGATGAATCTTTCTCGTGGCCCTAA